CAATACTTATTGTCATGTTATGACCGATGAGGGCATTAGACAGATATTACTTCGTGACTATCAAATACAAATTCTGAACCAGTACCAACACCATCGAAAAAATGTGTTCGTATCACCTAGGCAATCCGGTAAAACCATTACCTCATCAATATTTCTTCTCTGGTATCTTCTTTTTAATTTTGAAAAAAATGCCATGATTATGGCGAATATCGGGGATACAGCTGCGGAGTTGATGGATAAGATAAAGGTTATTATGAAAGGATTACCTTTCTTTTTAAAGCCAGGATTGGTTGTTTATAACGTTATGACCATGAAATACGACAATGGTTGTAGGATAATGGCAAAAACAACAACTAAAACATCTTCTATCGGTTATACGATTCACATGTTATACATGGATGAGTTTGCTCATATTAACCCTAACTTTATAAATCAATTCTTTAAATCAGTATATCCTACCATATCATCATCACAAATAGCCCGTGTTATTATCACATCCACTCCTAACGGAATGAACAAATTTTGGGAAATATACAAGGGTGCGATCGAGGGAGAAAACGAATTTAACCCAATTAGAGTTGAATGGTGGCAGGTACCAGGAAGAGACGAGGAATGGAAGAGAAAAGAAATAGCAGCACTAGGATCGGAGGAAGACTTTAATCAAGAATACGGATGTCAGTTCCTATCTTCTTCCCGATTACTACTAGATTCAAACACATTAAAGAGATTAAAAAGTACGGAACAACAATTCGTTTTTCACGAATTATGGCCATTTGAGAATAGTCCAATAGATTATTCAGGACTTTTATGGCATCCTAAGTTTGATCCGGCATCCATATTCGAAAAAGATGGTCAGAAGTTCTATATCTCTATAGATACTGCGAGTGGTGGAGGTGGAGACTATTCAGTTGCAAACATTTTTAAGGTTGCTCCTATGCCATCTAATGTTATAAAAAATAAAAGATTTTTTGAAGACGAAAGCGATTTCTTCTGTTTATTACAAATTGGTATATTTAGATCTAATGTTATCGAAATAGATGAATTTAAAGCTTTCTTAGAGATACTAATAACTGGTGTTCTTGGAGTAGATAATACTAGGATAGTGTTAGAGCTTGATCATAAAGGAGAAATGCTTATGGACAAGCTTTTGGATTGTGACGATTTCTTTGATGAGATGTTTGTTTATACTAAACATTCAGAGGCAACAACTAAATTAAAACCAGGGGTTAAACTCACGGTTAAAAACAAGGAAAAATTTTGCTACGATCTAAAAATAAATGCGAGAGGGTACAAAATTATACCATCAAATAAAAACGGTATTCATGAATTAGCTAACTTCGGTATAAATCCGAATGGAAGTTTCTCTAGTCAAATAGGTAAAGACGACGAAGCAATGACTTTAGTTAATTTAAATTGTGTTTTTGACAATGGAGATTTCCAAGAGACAGTAATGGATCTCTATGATATAATACCAGAAAAGTTCAGAAAACTGATAGAAGAAAGGCTTTTAGAAAATGCAGAAGCTGCACAAAATAAAACTAGTGATCTATCAAACTATACTTTCTTAAACGGACTCCTTGATTCTTGAAGGAAGAATGATATATAGATAGAAAAAGAAGTAAGAGGTTAACTTCTTAAATATAAATAAAAATTAAAAATGGCAAAACAAGTCAAACTTGATTTATCCCAATTTAAAGCATCTGGTGTTTATACTCTAGAATTTGATGCTAGTGAGAATATCATTATAAACCCATCAACGATTAGATTAGTTGTTGGTTATTCCACTATCGGACCTTTCAATACGCCAGTTTATTGTCCGGATATAACGACTTTCCAATCAGTATTTGGAGATATAGACAAATCTATGGAGAAAAAAGGATCTTTCTTCCACAGATCTTCACTAGTTTGTTTACAAAGCGGACCTATATTTGCACTTAATTTAAGACTTTTAAATAATTCAGTAGACGAGAACGGTGATCCTGACTATGCGGCAGGTGCAGACGTTGCTAGATATAGAGCATTCTCTATGGATACTGAAGAGCAAAATGGTGCAAATGCAACAGGAGCTTACTCTGATCCTCTTACTAAACAAGATAAATTATTATCCTCTTACTACAACAAAGAGAAGTTCTGGTTCCCAGATACTACATATTTACTAGCTACAGAGGACACATCTGGGTCACAACCTGACTCTAGAAAATTATTTAGTATAGTTAACCTAGGACAAAATCCGGTCAGTATTATAGTTAGAAAATCTCTTGACTCAAGATTCCCATTAAAAGGATTCGACATCACAGCAAGAGAATATTTCGGAGCTGATAACGTTCCTTCTTATATGAACCAGTATGATTATCTTTCTGATTGGTTTATAGACGTTATAGTTATAAGCGGAAATTGGACAGACTACCAAGCACTAGCAAACGATCCTATCTATAGTGCATACTTTACTTCCAAAGGATTTATCAAATCACAAATAGATAATTTCTTAGCATTGGATGGTATTAATTTAGTACTTACAACTACTGGTACTGTAATCCCTAACTTCGTTGATCAAAATGGTACTCTAAGATACATTCAAACTTTAATTAACAACCAGACACCTACTACAGGTATCTTCTGTGCAGTTAATGAAGAAGCTTTAGATGATTTAGTAGATAACTCATCAGTATTTGACTTAGTTGGACATCACTTAGTAGATGAAATAGGACCAGATGCAGATATAACAGCTGTACCAAAAAATCTTAATTTCTTATCTTATAGTCAAAATTTATTTGCTGACTACACATACTACAGAAACGTAGACGGAGCAACAGGTGGTACTGAAATACAAGACGACCTTTCTCCATCTAACCCAGGAATGGATATACTTCCAGAAACTGGTACTCTTCTTTTAGATACGTTGTATAATGCAACTGGAGATGCTGGTATCCCTACAAGTTTATGGGATTCTTACAATTCTACAGCTAGAGACGGAGGAGCTATTTATATCGATACTTTATTTACATCATCAACTCTTCACGACGATCAAATAACTACGTTGGATGAATTCGTATCTGTTTCTAATGATGCACCTGCGGATAGATGGGTATTAGGAAAAGTAACTTCCAACTTACCAACTCCTGGTTATCTAGGATTCTACGAGGGTGATTTAGTTAAATTAAGAATCGTTGAAGCTAAATTTATTACTAATTCAACTTTACCAACTGGTGTTAGACAACAGGTCAGACTAAGATTAAAACATCCTCTTGTTGGTTCTACAGCAGCTACAACATATGTTGAACCATACGATTTAACAAATAAGAGTAGCGCAGCAGCTTATCAAATTGGTACTCCGGATTATTTTGATAACGATGACGTTTACTTCTCTCCTGATATCCCAGTAGGAACAGATTCTTACTTAGCATACGAAAACTCTTCTATGTATAGAGACTGGGTTACCGGTAATATCGGTGATGGCGATACGGATTGGAAAGACGATTCAGGATCTTTATTACAGTATCTAAAATTTGAGGTTAATGTAGACCGAGATGGATACAACATCCTAGTTTGTAGAGCTTATGGAGATGACACATTCACAACTCCTGAAGCTATAGCAACGTGGGATACAACTTACGTAAGCTCACTTCCGGTTGGAACTAATCTAACAACAGGAGAAAGCTTCAATATAGTATCTACTAAAGGTAATATAAGCGATTATGTTGATATTATAACTCAGTTACAGCCTAACATTATAGAAATAACAACTGCGGTTGCTAATTCTTCAGCAATAAAGGTTGGAGATCTACTAGTATCTACAGACACACAGATCTATGATAATCCATTAACTGAAAATCTTCAGTCAAGATTAACTAGAGTACTGGAAGTTAAAACTGTAGCTTCTGCGACATCTCCTGGGGTTTACACGGTACAGGTTAAAACTGAAAGACCGATTCAACTATACCCTGGAGTAACTACTAGAGTTTGGAAATTTAAAAATATCCAAGAGTTTGTTACTACGTTTAATTTCACTTATTTACCTGGTGCAGACATTAAGGCAGCTTCTATGCCTAATGGAACTGACACAAGAATGAATGCTATCTTAAACGTACTTACTAACACAAACCTTGCTAGAACATTAGCGGACACAGACGTAATTACTTTCAGATACATTATCGATACATTCGATGGAGGTATACAGCCTAACTGTAAATATCAGCTTACTAGACTTGCTAAAAACAGACAAAAATGTTTAGCAATATGTAACCTCCCTTCAATGAAGAAATTCTCAGAGTCAGTAGATCCTAGATTTACTTCGGCTCCTACTGCAACTGATCCAGCACCACTTTTACAAGCTAGATACATTGCAGACGGAGGTAACCTAAGTTTAAATCCTTCATTTACTTTCTCATTACCTGATGAGGATCTTGGAGCTAAATTCTCTGGTTTCTTTGCGCCTTTCTTAACTATTAGAGAGAACAACAAGAACTTGAACGTTCCTCCAGCACCATACGTTTCGAATAACTTTATCCGTAAGTTTATTACAGGAGAACCTTATTCAATAGTGGCAGGTCTTAAGAGAGGTATTATATCAGCTGGTAACTTAGTAGGACTAGAGTATGATTTCGATCTACAAGACAGAGAATACTTAGAGCCATTTGGTATTAACCCAATCATCAGAAAAAGAGGGGTTGGTATTGTTATCTACGGTAACCAAACTAGCTACCAAAGAACAAACTCAGCATTCAACAACTTACACGTTAGAGACCTTCTAATTACTGTTGAAACTGCAATAGAGGATATCCTTTCTAACTACGTTTTCGATTTCAACGAAGATAACGTTAGACTTGAGATCAAGACTTTGGTAGACAACTACTTATCTGGAGTAAGATCTGTTGGAGGAGTTTACAACTACCTTACTATTATGGACTCTTCAAACAATACACCTGCAATCATCGATCAAAACATCGGTATAATCGACGTTATTATCGAGCCTGCAAGAGGTATTCACAAGTTCATCAATAGAATGACAGTTACTAGAACAGGAGGTATATCTTCTGGAGGATTTATACAATTCAGCTAATGATTTTGAGTATAATTCTCTAATGTAAATATATAAAATAAAAACATGGCAGGATTACCACATTATACGAGTTCTAAGGCTTCGGTTAACAAATTCGAACCGATTTTCCTCAACCAGTTTGAGGTTACCATTACTCCGCCAACGGCTATTCCAGTACAAGCTGGAAACCCTGGCGCAGCTAATATATTATTGGAACAAGTTACTAGAGTATCAGGTCTTCAAGTAGATCAAAATGCTGGAGAGATCACACAGCAATACAAATTTGCTAAAAGATACTACTCTGGTGCTGCTCCTCAAAGAACTGGTTTAGATGTTGACATAGAATTTGAAATTAACCTTAACGAGAATAATTCGATGTATGTTTTTAAAACATTACGTCAATGGTCTGATTTAATTTACAATCCTCTTACTGGGGCAATGGGACTTAAGAAAGACTATACAGGTAATATACTCGTTAACGTTTTCAACAAACAAGGAGATATCTTTAGAAAAATAAACCTAAGAGATTGTTTCCCAATGACTCCAATACCAGAAATGGCATTAAACTACACACAAACTTCAATCTACAAATTGAATTTAACTTGGGCAGTTGACTATTTCGACGACGTATTTATATAAAAAAATAAAAAATGGCAGGATTACCACATTTTACAGCATCAAAAGCAGCAGTACAATTATACGAACCGGTATATCTTAACCAGTTTGAGGTTATAATACAGCCTCCAGTTGGTGTTGCTTTAGAACAAGGGAACGGAGGAAGAACTCTTTTAGTAGAAAACGTGCTTTCAGTTTCTGGATTAGCAGTTGATAAAAACCCAGGTATAGCGGAGCAAAGATATAAATTCGCTAGAAGAAGATACGCTGCAGGTGCAGTTGATGATACTGGTGTTAAGGTTAGGATTTAATTTGAAACAAACCTTAACGACAACAA